GAGCATGCTGAGCGTGTCTCCGGAGACGACGCGGTGATAGGTGATGTCCTTTGCGGCGTCGCTCTTGCGGCCACTGTTGCCGGTATAGCGCGTCGTGTTGAGCGTTGCGACCTCCTGGGCTTCCAGATCCACGTACTCGCGCAGTGCGATCGTGCAGTAGACGTCGCCCGTGCCGTCCTGCTCCTTTTCGGTCACGCTCTCGATGTATACAAGCGCATTGATATCGCTTTCCGTCACGATGTACCGCACGGGGATCTTTTCAGCCGCCCAGTAGCGCAGTGGCTCCAGATAATAGCCGGGGTCAAGGATCGTCCCAGGCTGGTTAAACGGATAATCCTGAGAGGGCAGCAGACATTCGATCGTGCCGCTGTGCCGGCTGCGGTTGCCGGGGAGGTACACGTCGCCGAGCTGCGAAACATTGATGGTCTCAATGTTCTTGCCGGTCGTCCACTCGTAGGAGGCCGGCGTAATCGGCAGCGTCAGCACGTCGCCGTTCGCAATAAAACAGAATTGCATGGCATTACCCCCTCATGTTGGCTTCTTCCAGCTTGCTCAGCAACGCTTGCGCCACGCGGTCGATGTCGGCGTCCTCACGCACCGTCATACCGTTGATGACGATCTGGATGCTGCCGACGCCGTTTTTCTCCTGCCTGGCCTCGCCGGCCGTCAGGACCTTTTCACCCTCATGCAGCAGGGCGGGGAAGTTATCATAAGGGACGTAGTCGATGCCCATGGCGCGCTGGTGGCCGGAACGGTGCTTCGTATAACCGGAATTGAAATTGTTCACCGCATCCGCCCAGGCGGAATCCGTTGTCGCTGCGGCGCGGCCCTTGGAAAACTCCTGTCCGAGCGTATAACCGGCATTCCAGTAAGAATTGTTGAGCGCCGTATCGTTGCGCACAGACTCGATCAGGCTCAGCTCTTGGGCGAGTTCTTCATCCTTGCCTTCGTTGGCGTTATACTCGTTCATGCCGTCGATTTTCGCCTTCATCAAGATACGGCCCATCTCGGCAGCGTCGCCTTCGGCTTCGGCGGTTTTATACGCCTCGCTGCCCATGGCGTCGTTCATCGCGTCGCGGATGTACTGTTCTTTGGCATTTTCCAGCGAGGCCTTCCAGGCGCCGATCGCGGTGTAGGCTTCCTGCATTTCCTGGCCACTGTCACCGGCGAGCCATTCCTTTTGCGCCTCAAGGCCCTGCATGCGCGTCTGGTTGTAGCCTTCGCCCATGGCGTTGTCGAGCTCCTGTTGCAGGCCCTCAATGGTGGATGTGATGCCGCTGAAGGTCTTGGACTGCGCCTCCATTGACCCTGCAAAGCTGTCCGAGAGCGCGTCCAGAATGATCCTGGCAGCGTCCTGCCCGGCAACTTCGCCCTTGGAGATCATGCTGTACATCGTGCCCTGATCCACGCCGTATGCGTCAGAGAGCATCCCGACCGCGCCGATACCGCGGTCATTGAGGATGTTGAGGTATTCGAGCGTCGTCTTGTTGCTGCTCTTCATGCGGCCGATGGCCGTGGCCACGGCGGTCATATCGTTCGTAGACTGGCCGAGCGCCGCGCCCGCGTCGCCGATGGTCTGCAACACCGGCAGGATGCTGTCTGCATCGTAGCCGTAGGTCGCGAGCGTCTTGCTCATGCTTGTCAGGTCGTCATAAAGAAACGGCGTCGAGTTGGCCATGCCGACAAGGTTTGTGAGATAGCTGTCCGCGGTCTCTTTGCTGCCGAACAGCGTCGCGAAGGAGATTTTGTCGGTCTCGCGCCCCGCGGCGATCGAGCTGCCGCTCGTCAGCGACTCGCTCTGCGCGTCCAGCTGCTCCTGCACAGCGTCCTGCACGTAAGACTTGAAGGAGGAATCCTGCGATTCATATCGTTGTGCACTTCCCGATATTGCTCCGGTAATGCCGCCTACTGTGGCACCTGCCAGCACGCCGAGCGGCCCAAATGCTGACCCGGTTATTGCGCCGGAGAGCACAGAGGAGATCATGCTGGATGCAAGGGTACCGGAATCGCTTCCCAAAGCACTGCCGATTTTTGTGTTTAGAGATCCTTGTACTGCGCCGCCAATCATCTGCGCTGCCTGCATAGTGACGAGTGCGTTTGTGATTGACTTGAAGCCGCCGCCTATGCCGCCCGAGCTGTTCATCGACTTGTTGGCCTTCGTGTCAAGGTTTTCGATCTCCTTGCGAGCCTTTTCGGCTTCTTTGCTGACGGAACGGAACTGATAGGATAAATTATCGAAGTTCGCCTGTGCGGCCTCCATCTTGAGGCCATCCATGGCATCCTGCGTCTCATTGAATTTTTTCTTTGCTTCGGTCAGCTCTTTTTTTGCTTTATCGAAGTTCGCATTGAGCGTAGCTTTCTCTTTACTGAGAGAATGCGCTTTGTCCTGAAGTTCACGGAGCTTACTGCCGAGATCGGCGGCGTTCTTCGCAATCGTCTTCATCCCCTCAGAAGACTTGTCTTGCGTCTTGATTACGATTGAGGTTTCTGGCAATTCTTTCACCGCCTTATCATTGACTTTGTCGCGAAAATGCATATAATGAAAGCAAGGAGCGTGATACCTATGACGAAGACATCTATCATCACAATAGCAGTCTCACTTCTGATTGCGGTATTGCTTCCATTTTTCATTTAGAGTTTCAGCCGCCCGAATGGGCGGCTTTATTTTTTACCCCGCGTGACCTTGATGGCTTTGCCGCGCGGCGTGGGGCGGCTGCGTGCAGCAGCCTCATAGGAGGACAGCGCCCAGATGAGGTCCTTTTCTCCCTGCGGGCGGTTGTAGTAGTCGCCCGGCAGGATGCCGTGCACGTGAAAAAGGTAGTAGGCAAGCCCCAGCTCCGGATCGCTGCCCTCCGTCAGGCGTTTTTTACCTTTTCGATGGTCGCGCGGCGATAGCCGCTCAGACGTTCAACCTCGCGGCTCAGATCGGCGATTTCGCCGGGCAGCAGCATCGCCTTGAGCGTCTCCGCCGGCGTGATCCCGCCAAATTTGTGCTGCAGCGGCGTGCTCTTCAGGTCGGGGTCGATGCAGCCTGCCAGCAGGATCTGAAGCTCGGCGTCCTGATCGAGACGGCTTATGTCCTGCACACGCCCGTAGGGCAGAGCCTGGAGCGTGAAGATGACCGGCGCGCCGGCTGCCTCGCTCAGGCGCGGGACCTCAAACTTGGCCGTCGGCAGGTTCTTCGCCACATTGATGACCTTTTCGCCCAGCAGCAGATCCAGCACAGACGGCTGCTCTGCGGCGGCGTTCTGATTGACGATGGTATTTTCCATAATTCCCTCCAAATTTGACTATGCGCAGCGCCGCCGGTCTCCCGACGGTGCTGCGCAATATTTTCAGGTGTCCAGCATCTGATAGTCGTTGAATGTGAACGGGGACTCGATCTGCCCGAGCTTGGCGGCCTCCCAGTCCGCAAGCGTCAGGTCGTCAAAGCTGACGCCCATGAGCGCGATGCGCTGGTTGTTCGGGTTATCGGGGTCGTCCAGATTGCTGATGATCGTGTGGCGCAGGTCCTTGCCGGTCTTGAGCGCCTCGCCCTCCAGCTCAATGAGGCGGGAAGTCGCGTTATAGATGCGGATGGAGCCGGTGCCCTTGGTGGATACGAGCTTGCTGTCCTCCATCATGGCGCGGCAACGGGGAACGCTCTCCTTGGTCTTGCTGATCTTAGCCTGGCAGCCGTAGCACTCGGCGACCTGTTCACCGTCGATCCACAGGCTGCCCCATGTGCCGCTGCGTACCAGCGTGGTGTCAATAGCTTCACTCATGTGTGTTTCCTCCTATCAGGCTGCAATGACGCTCGGAGAGACCTCGAAAACGATGGCGAAGTCTTCCATGGCGTCCATGATGTTACCGTAGAGCTTCAAAAACACCTTGCTGCCGGTGTTCTCCTTGATGACCTCATTGTCGCTGAGCTTTTTGATGCGCTCTGCCTCGGTGGCATCGTCGCCGGCGGCGGTGATGAGATACTTGCGCGTCGCGTCGGCGTCGAGCACCGCGCCGGACGAACCGCTCTCCAGCACCTTGGAGTCCTCCAGACTCTTGAGGTAGTCCTGCAACGCCAGCAGCAGGACACACTTGTCATCGTAGGTGTTGGCGCACTTGCCGAAGTAGTCGTCCTCGACGCTCGAGACGGCGTAGTAGCGGATCAGGTCGATGGCCGCGGTCATCTTGATCTTCTTGAGCGCCTCGGGTTCCGTGTCGCCGATCGTGACCTTGCTGGTCACGGCGCGGCTCAGCTTGCGCACGCGGCCGTCGTCGATGATGAAGAGCTTGCCGGCGTCGACCGCTGCGTCGGGGTTCTCGGTCGCCGTCACGCCGGTCACCTCGCTCAGCTGCGCATAGGTCGCGCTGCACTGCGCGGGCGTACCGGCCAGCATACCCGCAATGCGCGAGCAGTAAGCCGCGGCAGAGAAAGCCGTCTTGCCGCCGGCGGCGATACCGGCAGACACAAAGTTGATGACGCCCTCATAATCCGCCGCAGTGTTGGGCAGCACTGCCTTGCCGATATAGCGCAGCTTGCGGCGCTCCTTGACGAGAGCGGCAAGCGCCGTGGCGTCTTCAGCAGAGATGTCGGACGGGCCCGCGATGTAGTCATAGGTGTAGGCCGCCAGTGCACTGAAGCCTGCCGCGATCGTTCCGGCCGCCGGCACAACGGAGACGTACACAGCGCTCGGGCGGTTGATGTAGCCCATCAGGGTACGCTTGATGTATGCGATATTGTCCGCGCCAAGCGTCGTCGGGATATCGCTCTCCTGGCAAACGACGTGTACGCCGTTCGCTTTGGCGTCGCGCAGGATCAGCGCGACAGCGCCGCGGGAAATGCGGGTGGATACTGTCTCCGCGGCTTTTTTCAGGGTAAAAGTGAGTTCAGGCAGTCCCATACTCATTCGCTCCTTTGATAAATTTCTCCGCCGTTTACCTGCACGGAGATCTGGTAAGAGTCCGCCGTCGGGATCTCCGGTGCGGTCTCTTCATTGCTTTCCATAAATTCAAAATTCAGCAGAATAGCGGCTCTGTCAACGTCCCGCGGCATGCTCTGCAGCTGCGGCAGCAGCCTGCGCGCCCCCACGTGCAGGACCTGCATCATAAGCTTCAGGCACGCCGATACATCGTTGTTAAGCCTTGCCCAGCTGATGTCATAGTGCTCATCGGCCTCATCGTGCAGTGTAAGCCGGATCTGTACATTCCGCTTCGTCATGCGCTGCGTGACCGGCGTGCGGTCGTCGCGCGTGACCTCGAGCCAGAAGGAAGGGCGTTCATAGTCCTCCGGGCAGACGTTGATATAGACGGTGCGCTCAGGCCACTTTTCCAGCAGACGCGCGTTGACGGCGTCCAGAATCTCCGTGCTGTTCATCCTTTCCCCTCCAGGTAGGCCATGGTCTTCTTCTCGATTTCTTGCGCGCCTCTTTCGGCGATCTGCGGCAGCTCAGCGGCTGTCTTGCGGTACATATACTTTCCTTTTACACGATTAGCTTTGAGTTTCTTGCCCATTGCCGGAACATACCGGTCTGGCGTTTGCACGTGTCCGCCTTCCAGCGCGTTGGTTACATATCCGGCAGCATAACCTCTTAGTTCGGTTTTTGCCTTGGCGCGGACAGCTGCGTAGCCTCCGCCGGAACCGACATATTGATCCTGCACATTCGCCACATAGCCCTGACCGCCGATGCGGCGGCGCACCGTGGAAAGCATCTCGCGGCCGGCCTCCTCGAAGAACTCGCTGCGCGCCTTCTTCATGGCCTCCGGATAGCCCTCCAGCCTTTTCTGGATCTCTTTCAGCCCGCTGATCTCAACACTCTGCATTTATGCCTCCCAGCTGCGCTCAACAACGTACTCGTTCTTGTACGGGTCAAGGTCGAGCACCTGCCGCACGGTGTATGGCGTTTCGTTCCCCTTCTGCACCAGATCTCCGGCACGCAGCACAATGACCTTCGGAGTCACCAGCACGCGCTGCTGCACCTCCGCGCGGTAGACGTCGTCCGCTTCATTGCGGAAGTATTTCTCCGTCAGGATGCCGGGGAAGGTGAAGCTCGGAACGCTCACGGCGACCGGACGATTATAGGCGTCGCGCCCCGTTCGGTTCTGCGGCCGCGCTGTCAGTGTCACGCTCTCACACACCGCCGCCTGAAGTGCCTGTCGGTCACGCCGCTCGGAAAGCTCAATTGACGTCAGAAACAGGAATTTGCCGTTCCAGCGCATGGCTTCGTGCAGTGTGAGCCTGCTGTCCGGGCGAATGGTGATCTTAGCACCGCGCGCTCTTGTACCGGCCGCCGAAAACAGATTATCGTGGATATCTGTCTCCACATACGCTGGGCAAGTCTTGCGGATCGTCCAGGCGTAAGCAGTGCTATCTTCGTCGTGCATGAGCTGAAGAATATCGACCTTCTGGTCGAGGAGCGACGAAAGATTAGTGTTCGTTCCGTATCGCATCTGACTATTCCTCCGCGCTTGGGAGCAGGTTCACGCTGTGCATGTCGAGGATCTGCATAACGGTTGGATTGCGCCCGGTATACTGCATCGTGACCTGACGGTTGTCAATCATCTCGGCCGCCAGGGCCTTCACCGCATAAGCGAGATCTTCCTGCTCTGTGGCCCCGATGTCGAGTCCGGTATAAGCGGCTGCGGCTGCTTTCGCAGCAGCGAGCGCATCCTCGCATTCCTGTTGCTCCAGAACAGAGAGCTCGTTAAACTCGGCCGTGTTGAGGATCTTTCTGGAGAACAGAGCGATATCCGCAGCCATCAGATCACGAGGTCTCATGCATCAGCCCTCCGTCTTATCCTTGGCCCGCTTGGGTTTCTTCGTCTCCGTCTCCGGTTCCTGCGTGGTCTCCATCTCCGGTTCCTGCGTGGTTTCCGTCTCGGAATTCTGCTCATCCGTCTGCTCTGAAGTCTGAACGGGCTCCAGAACTTCCAGATAACCGCACTCCAGGAGGGGAGCCGCGACGCTCTTCGGAACGTCGCGGACATCACCCTTCGCCATGCAGATTTCACCGGCAAAACTCGTGGTCGCTTTTACCTTCATCGCCATGTTCCTTTCTTAGCCGCCAGCCTTCATAGCCAGCACGGCAATTTTCTGCTTGTTTTCCACCTTGGAGTCAACCTCCATCCAGCAGATCACGCCTACAGCGTGCTCATCGGCGAACTTTTCGCGCAGGACCTGCACGCTGGGGTTTTCGGCGACCTTCACGGCAAGGCCGGCGGGGTCAAGGTACAGCACCGCGCGCTTCCCCGCGGCCATGTCCGGCATGCTCTGAGAGACGTACACATCGTGGCTGAACAGGCTGTAGCCCCATTTGGCGGTGGCATCCTTGTTCAGCAGGTAGTTGCCATCGCCGTCCTTCAGCTTGCGGATGGCGGTGCGGGTCGCACGGCTCATCACCCAGATACAGCCGGGCTGCAGCTTGTCGGGGATGCTCTCCTGCA